ATTAATGACACCACCCGTTTTATCAACTCCGAAATCACTGGAGTTTCCAAAGACATCGCTCAAACTGGTCTCGGTCTCCGTGATGCTATTGAGCGTGGCAATTCTAACGGTATGGCTACCACTGAGCGTGTTGGTGCCAATCTTTCCACCGCTGTTGAGCGCAATGGAAACGCCACCCAAGTAACTAGCGAACGCATTGGTGGTAATGTTATGACCGCCATTGAGAAGGTTGCTGGTGAGGGTCGCCTTACTACTACTATTGTAGATGCTGCCTCTCGCCAAGCCGCCAACGATTCTGCCCGTGATATTATACGTTCCGTTGACCGCACTGGTCTTGATACCGTTACTAACATAAAAGATTCTTATGCTGGTTTATTAGGCGCGGTTGAGCGTAATGCAGGCGAAACCCGTATGGCTACTGCCGTCGCTTCTGGCTCTACTGACTTTAAACTCGCTGATGTTCGCCACAGCGTATTAGCTGATGTAAATAAAGTAGGCACGGATGTCATTACTGCCGGCACCCAAAATTTTAATGTTCTTTCCAAGTCTGTAACTGACAGTGCTTGGGAGCAACGCACTGCCGCCGCTGCTGGTTTCCAACACCTTAGTGAGGAAAACCTTCGCACAAAATTTGACATAACTAAGCAAGTCGGCGATAATTACTCTAACTTATCACAACAAAGCTCTCAACAATCTGCCATTCAAGCCCTTGAGAACCAAAAGTTAGCTGCCCGTGGCTCCGACCACTATTCCAGCCTTCTTTTGGAGCAGCAGAAGTTGAAGGAGTATTTATCCAGCAAGGGCGATACTCACTTTGCCATGAACCAATTAGAGATGCAAAAGGTCAAGGAGGGATTAGCCAGCCAAGCCGCCCACCACTTTGCTTCTACCCAATTAGAAGCCCAAAAGATTAAAGAGTGCCTCTCCGCCCAATTGGCCGATGCCAAATACGAGGCGCTTAAGAGCCAACAATACTTGGGTGATAAGATTGATGAGTGCTGCTGCTCTGTCAAGGAGAAGATGGACGTAATTGACCGTGACCGTCTCCGCGATAACCTTACCGTTGAGCGCGAGGATAATAATGTATTAAAGCTACTTGAATTAGGTCAGTTCTATGGCCGCGGGCGCGGTGGCGATAGGCGCGGGGGCCGCCGTTGACGGGGGGAAGGGTTTCTAAGTGAAGAACAACTATTATCTCAAAACAGACAGGACCAGTCAAGAGACGGTCAGCCTAGTTCGAAGTCTTCCAGTTCTAGCTCTAGTTCCAGTTCCAGTTCCAGTTCCAGTTCCAGTTCTAGTTCCAGTTCTAGTTCTAGTTCCAGTTCTAGCCGCTCAAGAAGACGACACCGCCGCCATCGCAGAAATAATCAACCCATTATAAATATTATAGGTGTTACTGGCCCAGCAGGACCAATTGGACCTCCGGGTAATGACGGAGCTACTGGACCGACCGGACCCATAGGTATTGACGGCGCGACAGGCCCAACAGGACCCACCGGAAACGCAGGAATTGACGGTGTAACAGGACCCGTAGGACCGACCGGACCCACCGGAAACGCAGGAATTGACGGCGTAACAGGACCTATTGGCCCTACCGGTTCTATTGGACCCACAGGTTCTACTGGCTCACAAGGTATGCGAGGACCTTCAGGAACGGATGGTCTTAATGGAAACCCAGGCTCTATAGGGCCTACAGGACCAATAGGCCCCACTGGACCAATAGGCCCCACTGGACCTACCGGGCCAATTGTTTAAATAGTTATTTTTAATTTAGAGGCTCGCACCGATGAGTCATAAATGACCGAATAACATATTGATTATATTTACTATATAATATAACCAATATCTATATGGCTACAAAAAAATCATTTATAAAATCTGTTTCGAAACCAGCCCCTAGTTTACCTAATAAATTATATGCGCCCAACCTTATACTCGGTATAGAAGGCACGGATTATCAGTCTACGCCATTACAAGAATTTTTAGATAAGCGCATATATAAAATAGAATATGAGACGGTAGATGGGACCCCGTGTATAAATTACATAGATAACGCCAATAAACACATCGTATTTCAAAACAAAACAGGTTCCTATATATTATTTCATCTTGAACATGGTGAAATAACCGATGTAACAAAAGATATGATTATAAAGGCATTATTAAAGAAACGCAAAACTACGAAAAACGAATCATTATGTAGGGATACTATTATCCTACAATCCTGTGTTCCCGATATTGATTTATCGCCTGTCCAAAACATTATGGATGGGTTAAATAGAGAACTTTCCGTAAAATGCCCCGATTTATATATGAAAATAGCCCCTTTTCATGAGTATACCGAACCCATGTCGAGATATAGTGAGCATAATCATCTATGTATTGGGTGTAATTTTTATGATACCCTGATACTGTCATTATGTAGGGAACCAAAATGTATATCCACCATAGAATTAAAAATATCACCTACTGGGGAAGTAATTATAAATTCTAAGACTGACTCTGTAGATGAAGGTAAAAAATATAATAAAATGCTTAGGGCGGTTCTCTTTATTATAGCCGAACAAATACCCGGGACAAAATATATAAAATCCGTCGCGGTAAATCCCATCAGTGCGTGGTTACTAATAAAATACTCTCATGCCACCGTGGAGGAAGGTCATCTTTTCGAAACCTACTTGACCGAAAATAATTATAATTTGGAGAACCTTACACAAGGGCAATTGGCCGAATATTATGCGAAAAACCCTCTCAATTATATACATTTAATAGTTCCTATTAGTCGAGCCGCGTCTGATGCGGCATATACGGAATTCCGCAAACTGATAGCCGGGTCGTCATCTACGAACGAAATAACATGCTAGTCTATTCTTTCTTTATATGGTATATCATATACTATATATGGTTCCTCTCACTACGCCGGGGGGGGGCGCGTCTTTATATTGCCTTTCATATAATATATATGGTTCCTCTCACTACGCCGGGGCGTGGCCTCTCATATAATTTGTATGTGGCTTTCTCACATATAAACCACTCTCTACGGAGGGGGCGCGTCTTTATACCCTTTGGGGCATTTATTCAAAAATATCTAAAAAACGATTCTAAAAAGTTTTTTTGGAAAAATGAAAAAGGACATTTTTAAAAATGTCCAAAACGATTTTGGCCAAAAAGTTTCTAGAAATCGATGCATGAAAAACCCGATTCAAAGCATAATGCTGCGAATTCCGATTTTTTGAGTAAAAGTGTCGCAGCATAAAAAATCCAGAGAAATTTAGGGATAAATCCCGGGGAATTTTTCTCTTTCCTATTTATGGAAATGATGGAAATGGATTTGTCCCAAAAAGTCCCCAAACTTTATAAATGTGAAAAATGTGACTATCATACAAGTGATACTACGGATTATAATAAACATTTGGCAACCGATAAACATCGGAAAAACGAACTGGAAAGGGTTTCCCCCCGACAAATCCCGAAAACATATACTTGCGAATTATGCGACTATCATACATACGTGAGGAAGGATTACCTGAAACATTTAGGGACAAATAAACATGTTAGCAAAACGAATAGCCACGAAAAATCCCAGACAAATCCCAGACAAATCCCAGACAAGTCCCCGCAAATATATACGTGCGAATTATGTGATTATCAATCTGTTGTGAAGAAGGATTATACGAAACATTTAGAATCCAAAAAACATATGGACAAGGAATCTTCGGCTACTACTGACGAAACGGCCGGTAATCCTACACATAAATACACCTGCGATATATGTAATAAGTCATATTATGCCTACTCTGGATTATGGAAGCATAAGAAAACATGTATAGCGAAAGAAGAGGATGAAGAGGAAGAGGATGAGGAAGCTGACGATGACGAGGATGAGGAAGAGGATGAATTGGACGACGCGGATACTGTGGTTGAAGAAAAACTAAAAGAAAAACTGAAAGAGGAATTAAAGAACGAACTGAAAGAGGAATTAAAAAGCGAAATAAGGCCATTCGATATTACAGCAGAAATGTTTATGGAACTTCTGAAAAATAATAAGGAATTTCAAGCCATCATTTTAGAAGATAGGAAAATAATGTTAGAGGACAGGAAACTGTTTATGGAACAGATGAGTAAGAACAACCAAAGTAATGTTATGGCAAACAGTAATAATACCACTACAAATAGTAATAATAGTTTCAACCTGAACTTCTTCTTGAATGAACAGTGTAAAAACGCATTGAACGTCAACGATTTCGTGGATTCCTTGAATCCGTCTTTTCAGGACATGGAGAGAACCGGTAGGCTAGGTTTCGTTGAAGGTATTACGAGTATATTCTTGAATGGCCTAAGAGAATTGGATGTATATACCCGCCCGATCCACTGCACCGACCTGAAACGCGAGTCATTATACGTGAAAGATAACGATAAATGGGAAAAGGAACCTGATGATAAACCCCGACTCAGAAAAGCTATAAAACGCACGGCGAATAAAAACCTGAAACAAATAAAATTATGGGAAGAGCAACATCCTGATTTTATTGATACTGATACCCAAGCGAGCGAAGATCATGTAGCCCTAGCGCAGAAATTATTGGGAGGGACGACACCTTATGAATCAGAAAAGTTCGAGAACTCTATTATCAGAAATGTCCTTAGAGGCGTAACTATAGATAAAGAGGCATTGACTTCCTCGTAGTCAGACTTACATAGTTCTTTGTAAAACTATGTAAACCAAAACTCGTCTTATGTGACCTAGCTATATATACCCGATATAGTTCTACCTCCTTGTATGCGGGCATAGGCACTCTTATTATAATCCACTGTAGAGAAACAGCGAATAAGAAACCTATCCGTGCCGTCAAATTTGGGGTAAAAGGGCGACCTACCATGAACTGCGCGGTGATTATCTATAATAACAATTTCACCAGGCTTAAGGTTATGTGAAATACGATGTGTATAATAAATATCTATGATTTTTTGTATCATAGAGGTGGATTTTTCGCAGGTGCCGGTCATTAAATCCTGGTCGAAAATAAGGCGAGGGTCGTCTAGGTCACCATAGATTATCGGTAGTGGACCGCGTATATCACCTTCAATAAATTCATTTCCGTTTAATTTAAAGGATAAATCGACGCCGGTATTCCATAAAGGTTCTCGAATATACTGTATTTCTTCTTCAGAAAGGTTCTCTATTATTTTTTGAACAGGAAGTATATAGGTAAGAGCATCCTTATCGCCGCGAAGGCAGGCTAAACTGAGAAAATCGGGACGTAGTTTAGAAAAAGCTTGTTCGGTATGTATTTCTAACTCAATACTGCTACCCAAACTAGTCTGGTTTTTTTCCATGGATTTGGTAGGAACGACGTCTTGAAATAATCGGCCATATCCTTCTGCTTCGTAGGCCAACATTTCACTAAAAAAATGAATTAGTATACCTTGGATACGGGCTAACATAAATTGTTCTCCAATTTTGTGATTATTTGTGTCGGGGGTGGGTGGCAGGTTCTCGACATGAATATTTTTAATCAATAAAAATCCAGTAGATGAACCATGCTTGGCAAACCCGGCCAGTATATTTTGGAGCCTCTTGGGGATGCGTTCAGATAATAGTTTTGCCTTACTACAGAAGAGGTCGGGGTTATCGGTCGGGTTTTCGTGGAGTTCGGCGGCTAATTGTAAAAGTATTTGAATTTCGTCGGCGGTTAGGTCAACTACAGGTTCTCTGTTTTCGTCAACTACAGGTTCTCTACTTCCTTCCATTATATTTGTGGCAAGAAAATAAAAACATGAATTTAATTTGTAAATTACAATTGTAATTACAAAACCACAATTGTAATTTACAAGCAAAATCACAAATTTAATGTTTTGTGATTTTGTAAACCATATTGTAAAAGTATCAATATTCTACTTTCGTTTAACCATAGTATTTTCGACTACAGGTTCAGTCTTATATTTTTTAATACATCCGCGTTTATGTGCCGAAAGACTTTGTTTATTGGATGCGTTGTAATTATTACATAAATCACAAACAAGACACGCGTTCTTAACATACGCATACTTCTGCGATAGATACTTGTCTAATTCGGGGAACTTGATATCTTCGATTTGCGAAATCATTTTCTTTTGAAAATCCCGTAACAGAACTATCATGTTTTCCTTTTGTGCTATATATTTTTGGTATTCTTCATTAATATTGTCTACTAGCTCCTTTGAAATAGTATTCGTCTCTTCATCTTCACTCAAATCTTCTATTTTAGTTGACAGGTTGTCTATAATATCCACGGCAATTCTAATCTTATCAATAGAATATTCGCAGTTTTGAACATAAACAAGAACTTTACCCTTATGAATATCTATTTGATAATTCTGTTTAAATGCTATGCCCGAATATTGCGATAAAAAGATGCCATGTGTATTTTGATTATCGACATCCGTAATGAACTTTCCAATTTCGTCCTTATTAATATTTTGCTTGTAATCCTTATTTTCAATGAGAATTTTTGGTCTATCTGGGCGTTCCATAATGAAATCACCAGACGATTTAATACCGGTAGTATCTCTGATTTCGGCACTTGGATATATGCCATTTAAAATATTACATAGATTCTGTTCTCCATATTTGCCCTTATTAGAGGATACGTTATATTTTCCAAGAAACTCACTCAGTTCTTCTTGTAGTTTGGATTGAGATGAAAATGAATTACTAGCCGTCTCTTTAAGGACATCTATATTTTGGGTTATCCGGTTCTCACTTGCCGTGAAAAAAGAATACAATGGTTGTTGAATAGTTTGCATCATACTATTATATTTTGTCTCAAAGTTACTAATGAAATCGGCAAACGACTTTTCATTATTGATATTCTTTACCAGTCTGTTTGTATCTTCATTAATTAACGAATATAGGTTCTTGATATTCATCTGAATTTGAGAACTCAGCTGCTCTTGGTTCTTTGGTAGAATTTCGTTCAGGATAAGCGCGGTTTTATCTACAAGATGAGCATTATTTTTATCCATAAGAGAGGTTAATTTCTCACTCGTATTCAGGGTTCCGTTATGAATAACTTGTCTAACATCTTCAATATAATCCTTTTTCAAATTCGTGAATTGTAATACGATGTTATTAGTCATATCAGAATTAATTTTCGACAGGTTCTCACTAATGGCATTCATATTGTGTTTTAGAATATCTACTTGATGTTTGCTGTCCTTCATGTATGACAATAGTTGCGCGTTTATATTCGCAGTAGCGTCACTTGACATCTCATTGAACATTTTATCCATAAAATCTATGAGCATAATATTAGCGGTTTCTATATCAATATTTTTGTTATTGTTATAGAACTCCCATATTCGCTTATTATTGAGAACAATTTCAAATTCATTACCAGTTTTGCTCATGATATATTATATAATAATACTTTTTCTTTATATCAGTTTACTTAAAATAAGTTTTTGATTTTCTTTTTAAGAACTTGAAAACTTAATTTAAGTTCTTACTCACTTCT